ACTGCCATTTGTCACTACCACGCGGCCGAAGGGCCGCTGAACTGCGATTTGGGGGCGGTAGTGACTTGCGCCGATTTGCAGACGCCTGACTGGCGGCTGTTTTGCTACTCGATGGGTCCAGCCAATTTCATTAACTAGCCGAAGTCAACAAGGGGACTCGTTAGCCCATCTTCGCGGCGATCTCGGCGATGAGTTCCGCGCGAGTCTTGGGGCGGGTCGAGACGACCGCAGGCGGCGCGGCCGTGAGTTCCTTACCCTCGAGCGTGGCCAGGGCCTTGGCCCGGCGCTCCGCACGGGAAAGCGTCGGCTCGTCCTTCTTCCCCTCGGACTTGTCGTCGGCCTTGGCCTCTGCGGCCGCCTTGGCGCCGAGCTTCTGAGCCTTTGAGAGCGCCTGGTGCTCGGCGAGGATGCCGGCCTCGAGCGCCTCGGCAACCTCGAGCATGAGCGCGTTGGCCTTCTCCGGTGTATCCGCGCGGGCCGGGTCGGCGGTGACGACCTCCACCATCGTCTCGTAGACCTTCGCGGCCTGGCCCGAGAGGTTCAGCAACTCGAACTTCGGGTCGGCCTTGATCTTGTCGACCACGAATGCACGGCTCGCTTCGACCTGTCGCTTCTCCTCGGCGGCGGCGGCCTTCTTGTCGGCCTCCGCTCGGGCGGCCTCCATGTCCTCGAGCCGCTTCTGCTGGGCGGCCAGCTTGTCCTCGAGCGCCTTGGTCTCCTTCGACACGATGGTCGCGGTCTCCACGGCTTCCTTGCCGCCCTGCACGTACCACTTGGTCAGATCCTCGTAGGAGATGCCCAGCTTGCCGAGAATGGCCGCGTAGTCCTTCTTCTCCGCAGTGGCTGTGAGCCGTTCGAGCTCGGCGAACTTCTCCGACTTGGTCTTGACCTCCGCCTCCTTCGCGGCGATCTCGGCCTTGGCCTTCTTCTCCATCTCGACGATGGCCTTCTCGCGCTTGGAGAGGGCCAGGAACGCGGCGGTCTTGGTCGGATCGACCTTCGGCGCCTCCACCTTGGCGGGCGCAGTCTCGGTTGGCTTGGACTCGGCGGGCTTCACCTCCGTGACGACGGGGGCGGCCTCGGTGGCAGCGGGAGCAACGGGCGCAGGGGCGGCAACGGGGGCGGCGGTCTCGACGGTCATGGTGTCTCCTTGACTAGGATTAAGCGGCGCCCTTCATGGGCATGAGTTCGTCTGCAGGGTTGGCGCTTGGAGCGGCGACGGGCGGCATGGGCGTACCGGCGCCAGCGGGCGGAGGCGGAGGCATCGACTGCTTGAGCATCCCGCTCGCCTGGGCGATCCAGGTTCGCATCATCTCCAGACGCTCCTCGGGAATGTCCTTCATCCGGCGAGCCTTGAGCAGCGACTCGGTGAAGATCTGAAGTCCGAGCTGGAGGTTCTGGTACGGCTCCGGCGCTTGGTAGATGCCCTTGCCGAGGATCTGCTCGATGTTCCAGAGGATGTTGTCGAGCGGCGCGTTGTTGAGCTCGTTGACCGCCTTGAGGTCCGGGTAATCGAGCAGCGAGAGCGCGAACTCCTGCGAGACCATCCCCGCCTCGAACATCTTGGTCACCTTGTCGAGGCGACCCTCGGGCGTCGTGGGCAAGAGGTTGGTCGGGTAGATCTTGAGCGTGAACTCGTCGTTCTCGAGGTCCGCGTCGCCGAAGTCGACCGTGTTGAGGAACTTGGAGCCGGGCGCCTTGGTCGAGAATGAACCATCGCGCTTGTGGATCTCGCGCATGAGGTCGACCACCAGGTAAGCGAGGTCGATGTAGAACTGCTCGTATGCCTTCCCGATCACGGCGAACCGCTCGGTCTGCATGTTCGCGTGGGTCTGGATGGCCACGCCGGACTCGAGGTTCTTTGGAACCTCCGCCTGCGCACCATTCTGCGAAACGCCGATGATCTCATAGACCTTGCGGTAGATGTTCTCGATCTGGGCGATGACCTGCTCGCTCACCGGCTCGTTGCGCATGAGCTTCGGCGGCTCTGCGTCATTGCCCTGGATGATCGAACCGATCTCGTTGTCGATGTGCTGGAGCGTCACTTGCGAGCCGCGGCGCACATACCAGCGCGGGTTGGCCAGCAGGTAGAGCGAGCGGGCCTGGTGCTTCAGGAGACGGTTGAGCTCGATCTGCGACGGGGCGAGCATCTCCGCGAAGCCCTGGCCGTAGAACCCGATCGGGCGCTCATGGGCGCGCAGGAACACGAACGGGAACGTCTGCTTCTTGTAGGGCTCGCTGAGCAGGACCATCGTCTCAATGGCGATGGTGTGCCGGCCGTCGTCCTTGCCGGGGCCGCTGGGGAGATGCCACGACTCGATGATGCAGATCTTGTCGGCGACGTTCTGGTACGTGCCGCCGAGATCCTCGTGCTTGGCTTCCTTGATGTTCTGCTCGAACTCGGGGAACTCCGCGATCAGCACGTCCTTGGAGACGTAGTCGCGATAGTGGATTTGCCGAGGCTCGCCGTCCGCGCCATCAAGCGGATCGACGAGGAAGTTCATCGGCACCACGCGGGAGATTTTGATGGTCCCGGGCGCACTGCGGGGCTCGTAGACCTTCACGATACCGGCATCGAAGATCAGAGAGTCGCGCAGCGCGGCGGGTCCGAGGCGGCGCATCTTGTTGGCGTAGAACACGCCCTCGATGAGTTGGTCGAGGTTCTTGGCCTTCTGCTGCATCCCCCACGACTCGCCATCCGTGAGCACGGAGGACTTGATGTCGTTGACCGCCACCTTGGCGACGGCAGTGTCGACGATCGACTGGATGATGTTGAGGGTCATCCCCCGAGGGCCGGAGAACCCGACGCGCTCGGTGCCGCTCTGGCCGGAATACACGGCCGACGTGGCGCCCGAGTACGACTCTCGGGTCTGCCCGTTATACATGCGCAGGTGCGCCCAGCAGTCGATCTCGCGGTCGCGCTGGTTGTTGTAGATATCCCGGGCCACCGCGAAGATGTCGCGGGCCATCTCCTTCTCGTCTTCGGTGAGCCACCAGCGCCCGTTGGCGGTCTGGTGCTGCTCCATGAAGGTGTAGTCGTGAGCCATTTACGCCACCTTGGGAGACTGAGGGAAAACGTCTTCCTCGTTCAGCCCGGCGTAGCGGCCGGACTTGATCGGGGTGCCCTTCTCTTCCGGTACGGGCATGAACGCCTGGACGAGTTCGGGCTTGATGTCTCCCGGCTCAACGAAGGGCGCACCAACCACGAGTTCCGCCTCGACGCCGCCCGATCCGAAGGAGATCTTTGAGACCCCATTCTCCTTGGCCCAGAGGATGAGGGACTTCGCCTCTTCAATAGTCAGAGTCGCCATTGGCGTTCTCCTCGAACGGGTTGCTGCGCCCTTCCCACCATTCGCGGGCGCTGTTGTTCTGCTGCGCGCGGGCCTTCTGCTCCCAGTACGCAGCCATCTGTGAGTCGAGCGTCTCTTTCGGCTTCTCGGCGTCGCCGGGCAGGTAGTGCCGCGCGTAGCGCCAGCCGTAGAGGGCGGCATCGGCCATGTCGTTCTTGCAGCGCGGATCCTCGAGCCCGTTCTCGTCGAACTGGAGGGTCTGCCACTGCGCGACGACCGGACAGCCGGGCGGCACCTTCACGCGCCCGTTGAGCATGTCGCTGTTCATCAACTCGATCGCCGCCAGCTTCTCTTTCTTCTCAGCCGGCTGGATCTGGAGCTCGTAGCGAGCGCGGAACTCCTCGGCGATGGGGAGGCCGAGGGCGCCGCAGTCCATGACGATCTTGTGAGTCTCGTAGCGGTCGCGAAGCTGAATCATCATCGCGGCCACGTCGCTCGGGATCATCTCGCTCTTGGCGAACGCCTCGACGATGTACCAATCGGGGCAGTTCTGAGCGAAGGCGCTCACCACGAACGCAGTCTGGTCGCGGAAGCCGATGTCGACGGAGAGGATGAAGTTCCAATCGAACGCCGGCAGCAGACCGTGCTTGGTGTCCTTTTCGGGGATATACGTGTTCCGCTTCTCGTCGAAGTTGTAGACAAAGTCCTCGTCGCTCCGGATCCAGCGCGCGAGGTACTCACGAAGAAAACTGGGCGTCTGGTCGTTCCAACCGCGCGCCTTCTTGATGCGGTCGAGTTCTGCCGCCGCGTGAGGGATCGTCGGGTTGTCGTAGGAAGTCCACGAGTAGACGTGCCAGCCGGGCTCGCGCTGGTCCACCTCGGGGCGCGTGACCTTGTAGAACAAGCCCGAGAACCGAGCGCTCGGCGTGCCGATGAGGACGATGGTTCCGAGGCGGTCCAGCAGCGCCGGGGTGAGCACTTCGTCGATAAGGCCGTCGATGTACGTATCGAACGAGGCGGCCTCGTCGATGATCACCAGGTCGAACGCCTCGCCGCGGAACTTCTCAATCTCCTTCGCGCGGTCGGCGCCACGGCACTTGATGGTCGACCCGTTGGAGAAGGTAATCGAGAGCAGCGTCTCGTTCGGGTGAACATTGATGCCCTTGTCCTTGCAGACCTGCTTGAGCGGGGCGAAGAACAGGTTGCGCGCCGAGTCCAACGTGAGCGCGATGTAGAGCACGTTCGCGCGCGGCTTCTTCAGGCACACGTCGATCGCGTTGAGTTGAACGCTGGTGGTCTTGCCGCCGCGGCGGCCACAGAGCGCGGCCTTGAAGCGGTGCTTGTCCTGAACGAACTGGCGCTGAGCGGGGAAGAGATCGTCGAGCGGCTTCCAGGGCGCGCGACGCTGCACCTCGCGCAAGATTTCAATCTCGCGCGCAGTGAGCGTGACGGTCTTGGGGG